GGGAAGAGGATCACCAGTATTGTACCGTGATCGAATAAATACCATAATTATCACGTCCTTTCATACGCTGCCTGCAGCAGACCGCAAGCCAAAAAAAACAGTCGACAACGAGTGCCGACTGGTTTTTTAGGCTCTTTTTTATATTACTCTCTTGATACAGACTTGTCAACAAGTTGTGAAGCTTTAATAACCAAACATGGATAAACTTTATCATCAGGAACAGAAAACGAACCAGTAGATTCATCAAGATCACCAAGATAATAAAGCTCAAAATCATCAGGAAACTTATGAAAAACCATCTCAGGATTATTAACAGCCTCCTGAAAGTTTCGAATAGCAATACCATCGGTATGCTGCACTATAGGCTGAGAAAAAGTTTCAGCCTGCTTATCATAATAAGAATAAAGACGCATTAGATTCCTCCTTTAATCTTTTCTTTAATCTCCTAACAGTACTTGCTGTACTACGAGAAAAAACATAATAATCATCATCAAGCTTAACAACGCTTTCACGTTCAGGAACAAGTACTTTATAACAAAAGTACCGACTGCCGCAATAAGTAGGATTAAAACCGTTAGGAATATTACTTCTAAACCAGTTCCGAACATAATCATATTCTCGAGCGATAATATCATCTCCTTTCTGATAGAATGATAACACGATCAGGTAGAGTTGTCAAGGGGTCTGAGTAAACGAGAAGCTTTAGACTGATGACAGCGTTCACGAACAACTAGCCTATCAAAAGAATTATTTTCCTCATGAGCAACCATAGAAGAAATACGATTATTCTTAATTTGTTCGATCCAATCCGGATTAGATTCAGCCCATTTAGAATCATAATATTTAGGTGGCTTCATCTTTTTACCACGTATAATAACATAATCATTATCATAAGTATTAGATCCATATTTTTGTAACCATTGATAACCAAGACCGGGCTTACGACTGACAAGAAGAAATTCTTTATTACGATTAGGGAATCTATCAGCTGAACTAGCTTTTTTTAATACGTAACGGGCAACATAAGCAACAGACTCAAAAGTAACATCACCAACAATAACACGACCGTAAGGCCAAACAGATTGAATAGCCTCAGAAGTATAATACTTAACACCATTACAGGAATATAAATACTCTTTGTCAGGCAAATACAAGCCAAACAAGCAATAATGATAATGAGGCCGTCCAAACTTTTCACCATATTCAGAAGACATAATAAAACGAATTCCTGATCCAAACTCCTTACGTATACGCTTCATTAACAATTGATGTGTACGAACACTAACAGACAAATCAGAAGGCAAATGTAAATTATCAAAAGTAAATGTACAGAAGCAAGAATGCTCATGGAACTCCAATTCATGAACAGCACGCATAGCCCATTGACGAGAGTATTCAAGCCTACAGCCGACACATTGACCACAGGATCCTCTGATGAAACGAGGATCAGAAGCAAGATGAGGATAGTTAGCAAGGGAACCATAAACAGACATATGTTGCTTTCCAGACTTAGTAGTAACACCTGACAAAGGGAATAACAAAACAGGATTATAGCAAACCACATAAACACCACCTCTGCACTATTTTAGCACAGGGGAGAACAGAATGTCAAATCCTGAAACCTCCACGATGTACACGCCTAAGATTTTTACGACGAGGACGAGAAGTACGTTTGAACAAACGGCGAGAGCCTCTTTTAGATATTTTTCGTCTACGCATTATTTTTTAGACCTCCAATCAGTAAAAAAACGAGAAGAAGTTTTTTCAGGTTTTTTAGCAGAAACACTCTCAACAACGTCCGCAATATCGGTTTGAAAGTCCGAAGCGATCTTTCGAGTAGTAACAGTATTAGAACTAGTTTTACCTTTAAGAGCTTCAATTAAATCAACGACTTCTTGAATAAAAGGAACAACGACAGAAACAATAAAAGTAAGAATCATAGTAGTTTTGTTAGACATAATAACACTCCTCTAATATTATTTACGACCACGAAGAAGCTGCCCAGCAATCATACCAATAGCATTCGCACCATAACGACCACCAATATTTTCAACGGCGTTATTATCAATCTTAGCGCCTCTAGCCATTTCAAGATTATAAGAAGCAGAAGAATTAGCATTATTTGCGCCAGCAATAGCATGAAGAGTCTGAGCATCATAAAGCATACCCAGACGTTCTAAATTAGAAAGAGAAAGCTCCATCTGTTTACGCTCATAAGCAAGACGCTGTTCGTAGGTTTGTTCTTTAATATTTAAATCATTGGCAAGAATACCATTTTCAATAACTTGACCATTATTCCGATTAGTAAGTAAATTACCTTCCTGTTCATTTCTGTAAGCTGTAGACTGACCAACAAGTTCTGCAGTATCAGCCTGTTTTTTTGCAGCTTTAGCCTGAGAAGCACTAGAAGTAGCCTGCATACCAGAAGATACAGAAGATCCATAATCCATTGCTTGAACAGAAGCAGCAGAAGCTCCAGCAATAGAACCACCAATACCATTAGTAGCAGCTAATATAGGATTTAAACCAGCTTTACGCATATCATCAACAGACCACTGATAACGATTTTTATAATTTTCCTGATTCCACTCATTCTGCTGTGCGGAAGCAGCAGAATTATATTTACCTTGCTGGTGTTGTCCAAAAAGAGAGCCAGCAACACTAATGACAGAACCTAAAGCATTTCCTAAAAAAGACATATATAAAACTCCTTAGAAATGATCGACTAAACCAGGAGTACCAAACAAAGGCAAAGGTCTAATACACTTATAATTAAATTCAACATCAAGAAGGAAATCAGGTTCACTCTGCACGGCCTTAATACGATTAATAGGGGGATTATCTTGAATAAATTCAGCTGAAAGCTGAGGAGCATTTTCAAATTTCTGAGATAAATGCCAAACATCCAAAGACTGAGGATAAGTAGATCTAAATTTACCAGTAATCTGAGAGGGTTTGTAACGATATTCGCCATAACGTTCTTGATATCCAAATACAACATCATCCTCAGTAGGATTTCCTGTAGCATAAATCTCTTTCATAAGAATAGCTTGTTCAGAAAGATGGGCAAAAGTAGGCCAATAGAAATCATAAACAGTAGAACGAAGCCACATTTTATTAATACCTTGCTGATAAGTTAAGTCAGCTCTAACCTCACACATTCCAATAATATAACCATGCTCAACAAAGGACTTACTAAATCCATGAAAACGAGAAGCAGTAACTCCATATGCAGCAAGATTACCTTGAGGTGTAATATCATTAGTAGAGCTCGTCTGAGCAATAGGATTAATATTAATACGTTTAGAATAACCGCCTAAATATTCAGGACGCTGAAGACGACTATCAGGACTAACAACACCAAAGAAGCTTCGTAATATTTCGGTGTAACGAGATCCACCACGAGCTAACTTTTCATAGAATTTCTGCATCTGAAAAGCAGTCCTAAGATCAGATATAGTTGCAGATGAAACACCAGACAAGTCAGCAAAACTCCACTCAGTAGCTTCATTACCAGTAGTAGCAACAGTGTATTGAAGATTATTAGTGCTTGTCTGTTGAGCTGAAGCACGATAAGGATAATTAGTCACAGAAGGAAATAACTCATTAAACGGAGTATCTTTAGAAGGCATAGATATCGGAGCATTTCCGGAAAGAGGTAATCCAACACCTGGACCCTTCTGTTGCCAAAGGAAAGCAGAAGTAAAGTAATCATGACGCTTACCTCTAGGAGCTAACTGAAACTCAAAATCACCTGTAATCCATTCAGGCTTCTTGGAAGCATCAGGATTCATAATAACATTTTTATCAGACTTATCGACTTTAAAAGAATTTTGAAGATTCTCGTCCCTAAACCATTCGTTCCAAATGAGATAATAAGCACGAAATGGTAAAGCAGAAACTGCCGGGCTTGTAACTGTTAATCCGGTAGGAAGTCCAAAATAATCCCAAACAGTTCCAATTCCAGCTGTTCCAGCTTCACTATTACCGGGAAGAGTAACAGTAGGAATCACGTAATCAGTAGAATCATCAGGATCTTCTTGCTCAAAACAAAAGTTTTGCCAATGTTCCCAAACTAAACGACAAGGCACAAAGAAGAAAAACCAATCAAGGTAAAGATTATCCATGAAAGGAACAACAGGCGTTGCCAACCTAGCGAAATCAGTAACCTTAAGAACTCCAGTATCACCCGGAAGAACCTCGTCAATAAAACAAGGGATAAGCTTACCGGCATTAAAAGTTGTCTTGTATACATGCGATCGATCAAACTTAGACCTGCGCATATACATAGAAGGAGCATCGCTAAATCGATGACCACGAACACGAATATTAGCCATTGTAAACCTCCTAAGCTTACATAAATTAAACTAAAGAAAACAATTTAGTAAGCATTTTATTTTTTGGTGTCACTCCCGCCAGTTACATCAAGGAACAGTAACTGGCGGTTCGTGACACCTAATTTGTACTTTCACTATTTTTTGTATTTTCACTATTTTTTGTAACATTTTGTGTTTCTAAAGTAGAATTACTATCTAAATTTGTAGTGTCCTCGGGGGACAGTAATTTAAGATCAATCAAACGTTGACGTTGATCAGGAGAACCAAGTGCATTTACTAATTTCATAGGATCATGATCAAACTCAGCTCTAATTTTAGCAGGAAGATCATAGAATTCTTGAGTCACACTTTGAACTAAATCTAAAGCAGTAGAATAATCACCGGGAAGAGTAGCATCTCCATATACTAAAGTACCAGAATACTGACCTAAATCAAGCGTATAAACGCCAGATTTGCCTTCTGCGTAACGAGAAACAATATAGTTAATGTCTGATACCTGTTTCTCATCTTGAACAGCTCTAGAGGGCAATGTGAAGATCTCACCGGGAAGAGGATCACCAGTATTGTACCGTGATCGAATAAATACCATAATTATCACGTCCTTTCATACGCTGCCTGCAGCAGACCGCAAGCCAAAAAAAAC